AAAACACCACACATTTTCTATGAACAACATATTCATAAACTCATTCAATTCTTCTTTTGTTTTAAACTTAGCATTACCTTGTGGTCTTTGCATGATTCTCATGCCTATCTGACCTATAAAATATTCTTCTAGTGAATCAACTAATTCATCACAACTATAATATCTTTTGCCCTTAATCTTTGGGTCCATGATATTTACAAATAGAAAACCATTTTCTGATAAACTCTTATGACTATTTAGTGAGACTGGTAAATAGAAATCATCACGCCATTTTTCATACTCATTAAATTTAAACCATGATTGGTCTTCTTCATGTTCACCACCTTTATTATATTCTTCTGTACTAAAATAAGGTGGACTTGTAAATGCACAATCTACATTATTGATTTCATCCCAAGGTAAATCTTCTGCACCACATCTATAAATTCTAACTTTCTTTTTACCATCTACACCTATAAATGAAGGACTATCTTTTGTAGTTTGTCCTGCATGTATCTTTATATCTTTATTACCTAAAAACTTTTCGTAAGTTTCTATCTGTTGATAATACTTTTGAAATGTATTTGGATTAGGGTCACAACCAATATATTCTTCGGCATCCGAAGCATAGAAACCTGCAAGTCTATCACCCCAACCACAACTTGTATCTAAAACTTTTTTAGCGTCTGTCATGTGATATATTGCCTTTGCAACATTAGGTTTAAATTGTGTTGCAATATAAGTGCCTAATCTAAATGCACTCATATAACTTGCCTCTATTAGTGAGCCACCTCTAAGTTTTTCTTCACCATCAATATTAACTTTTTTCATACTATTGATACCACGCCAAATAGGACCTAGGCACTTCCAGATATCTTTCGCTGTGCCTTGGGTCCATACTTCTATTGGTGCTTTAAAACCATAACTACCACAGTTAAGTCTTAACTCTTGATGAAAATAATTACTAATAGAATTGTAGGTGCTAGGGGCGTCTATCAATCCTAAACCATGTTTACTAAATGGATATTTGTAATCATCATACTTTTCAAATACTGTTTTATCAATATTCTCTAAAGGTTTTATTATCTTCCATATGTCATCATTTTTTAATTCGTTAAATAATTTTCTGACATCTTTTTCTTCTATTACTTTAAGAGGAAATTTAGGTCTATTCTCTGCAATATAATCTGCTAAGTCTAATCTAAATTGTTCTTTACCTATTCTATCTGTGTGATGTTCAAACTCACTTTGATTCATGATAGGTAAACCATCTTTATTTGCATATTGTTTTAGCCATTCGCTCATCCGAAAAATGCCTCCAAACTTGCCTTGTGTTCAACTTCCCAACCTATACTCTCTAGTATAAATGATAGAGGAGTAATAAATGTTTTTTCAAACTGTACATCTCTATCAATAAAATCATTTAAATTAAACTCTGTCGGTAGTTTTGTAATATAACTTATGACATCATGTTTAAAAGGATTTCTGTCTTTTAGTTTTATAAATTTAATCTTATCACCTTCTTGTATTGCCGGATAGATATGGTCTATCTTATGTTCTTTTATTTGATGATTATAAATCAATGCACCTTTTACATGTATAGGTGTACCTTTTACAAATATATCTTTTGCACTTCTATACTTTCTTAGATTATTACAACTTCTAGGAAAAGATATTTGTTCTGGTGTCATCTGATTAAATTCTTCTCTAAAGTCTGCAACAAATTTTATAAGTGTATCGTTGTCTTTTGTCATCATAATATCAATTGCCTCTTTAATTTTACCACGACAAACTTCTGGCGTTGAAGACTTAACAGCCTCAATGCCCATAATTTTCATTTTAGGTTTTGTATATCGAATACCTTCTTCATCTAATACATGCAACATGTATCTTTTCTTGGCAGTCCATATCGCCTTGTCGGCAATAACTTCTCGTTTCATAACCATTCTTTGTTGAAATGCATTAGTATAATCTGCTAATTCATTAAAACATTTTTCAATAAATGGTTCTATCTTTTGTTCAATAACTTTATCTAAAAATTTTAGTATCTGTTCTGTGTCTTTACCTTGACATGTTTTTTCTACAAGTTTATCTAGACACAAATAAATTGAATCTGTATCGGATGCCACAATATAATCTACTTTATCATGTGTCTGCATAACTTTATTCATGTATTCATTTACATTTTGTTCTATGTGTCTAATTACTAATTGACCTGCTGTTGTAATTGCTGTTGCCTGTCTAACATCATAGTATCTAAAGTATTGATTACCGATAGCACCATAGGCACTATTTAATGCAATCTTTTTTGCCCATTGAATATTATGACATCTTGCAATTTCTTTTTGATATGATTTATCTTTTGTTTCTTGATACTTCTTCTTTGCCTCTAACATTTTCTTTTTATAGACAACTCTATCTTGATACATCTTATCTAATAATCTAGGTAAGAATCCTGCATTGTCTCTTTTAAATCTTGCACCATTAGGTGTCATACATAAGTTAGCAGATTTTAAATGTTCTAGATTAGGTTTCTTTGCAAGTAATTTATTTACAGTTACACTATTCGTATCTATACCTACTATCTTTTCTGGCGATATATTGTATTGCATAATCAAATGAGGATAAAGTGAATTGATATCAAACGATACTATCCACTTGTGCATACCTGTGATTGGGTCTTTTACATATGCACCGTCATATTTAGAATCTTTTATCTTCTCAGATTTTTCAGGCACTACAATATGTTCTTTTCTTAAAAAGTTATAAATCAAAACATCCCACACTCTTACTTGTGAGAACACATCATCATAGTTTACTTTTGCCTCATAAGCCATAGTTAATATCAATTCAATAAGTTTTAGTTTATCTTCTAGTTTATCTACGATTTCTACATCTTGTATATTATAATCTACAAACGATTGAAAGTCTTTTGTATACCACTCTCTAAAAGTTTCATAAGGCATTTCATCTTTACCTACACCCAACTCAACTTTACCTATGTAATCAAGTTTATAACTTTCTTGACTTACAGGTATAAACTTTTGATACAAGTCTATGTAATCTAACATTGCAATACCCATAATTGCAAATATTGTTTTAGGTCTACCTCTTACAACAACCTCTTTCTTTTCTACATACTTCCATGGCGAAAAGTTTCTAACAACTTTATCATCTGTTAGTCTGATAATTCTATTCATTAGATAAGGTATATCAAAGAACTTACAATTCCAACCTGTAATAATATCTGGATAGTTTTTCATCCAGAATGTCATAAACTCTTTAATGATTTCTTTTTCTGAATTACATCTGATATAAGTTACATCTTCTCTATCAGTTTTAAAATCACCTGTACCCCATGTTAGTATTTGTTTGTTAGTTTGATTCTTAACTGTTAGACATAATATTTCTTCAACAGGATTATCTACATCAGGAAAACCTTCTTCACAACTTGTTTCGATATCAATAGTAAAGATTTTAATTTTATCTTTTTGCCATTCAACATCATCTTTATATTCATTTGCAATATATTGATATGCAAATCTTTCCATACCATAGATAGGAGAATTAGAGTTATCATAACTCTTTTTAAATTCTCTTGCCTTTATGATACTATCGAACTGTGTTGGCTGTAGATAATCGCCTTGCAAGTTAGTATGTTTAGTTTTCTTATTTGTTAAAGTAAAAAAAGTAGGTTTAAAATCTATCTTTTCTTGAAACTCTTGCCCTTCATGAATACCACGAACAAATAATTTACCTTTATATTCAATTATGTTCTTATAAAAATTCATCAAGTAATCAACTGTTTCTCTACTTCTACTATACCGCCTGTATTTGCTTGATAAGTTTTTTTCAACTCATCATTAGGTTGAACACTAGTAATTATATTTTCGTTTTTAAAAATAACTTCATCACATTTACCATACGGAATATATGAATGAAATCCTAGAGTTACCGGTTTACCTGGTGCCTCTTGTTGTGGAATAATTACATAGGGTTTTTCTAAAGTAATTGTATTACTTTCTTCATCACCTTCTTTTATATTGCCTATTATATCTTCGCCTGTTGTCAAACGAAATAGTCTCACATCTGCCATAATTTACCTCACTTGTTAATAATGTATTGTACTATAAAAAATCTTATTTGTCAATACTGGATGTTAATATGAATTTTCTTGAAGGGTCTACTGCAAGATTACATAACTTCATAAATTCTCTGTTAATTAATATTGGTGTCTTACCACCTCTGTCATCTAATGTAAATAAAAGATTTTTATATACTGTGTTTTGAAAATTTAAATCTAATCTTATTACTGGCCTAGTTTCTTTTCTATTTCTAAACCCACCTAAATTTATATCTTTCATTTCTACTAATTTAGATTTTATTTTTTTGCCGTTAAGAGACCACATAACGGTATTATTTTTTATATCGTAATCATCAGCATGTATTACAGATGTATCTGAACTATTACCTGTATCCATTTTGCCTATCAGTTTACCTAATATATCATGTTCAAAAGTTTCATGAACACCACACAAAGAAGGACTTTTCCACCAATTTTTTTTGTCTTTATATGATTCTAATAAAGTTTTGACCACATTAATTTTTGTAGCTTGTTCTATACCTTTCGTGCCAGGTGAACTATTTACTTCTAATATATATGGTAAGTCTTTGTTAGTTTTGCCAGGTATAAAATCAACACCTACCCACGAACCACCTACTAATTTAGCAGCCCTTATACAAGCGTTATGTTCTATTTCACTTAATTTATATTCCATAATTTTTGCACCTTGTGAGTAGTTTGACCTAAAATCATTTTTTACTATCATTCTTTTCATACTGCCTATAACTTCATTGTTTAGTACCATAACTCTAACATCAAATTTAGTCTCAACATAAGACTGTAATATTAATGCAATATCTTCATCAAGTTTAAAAAGTAATTGTACCATACCTTCTAAACTTTTTTCTGATTCTACAAAAAGAACACCTACACCTTTTGTGCCTGAATTTGTTTTTAGTATTACAGGATAATCTGTATCTAATTTTTCAAAAGAAACTTTTGCACTATCAACATCAGGTATTAAAACTGTTGTAGGTGAAACTAAACCAGCGTCTGCTAGTCTTAATGAGGTCATGTATTTATCTGCACATAACTCCATACATGCTCTTGTATTTACACATGTAATACCTGCTCGTTCTACTTGTGTTAATAAATCTTTCCATACATCCTTTTTATTAACACCACCTCTAACAATAAATATTGTATCTTCTGAAGATATAGGAAACCCTTTATCATCATCTGAGTTATGAATTGTACGAACATTGTTCTCGAATGTTAGATATGCACCGTCAATAAAACATACATAACATTCTAGACCTAATTTTTTTGCTTCTTCTTCAACTCTTTGTGATGTTTTAAATACTTTTGTATTTTCATCATTCTCAGGTTTTCTAGTTAGAACTACAATTTTGTATTTTTCATGGCTAGATTCTGATAAAAATTCGTTAAAACTAGGTACTTTCATCTTCTACTTTTTTGCCTATGTTATATTTTGCCGATAGTGTCCACTCGTTCTTTTCTTTGAAAGGTAAAACCTTTATCTGACTTAGAGGTGCCTTGTTTTCAGATTCCTCTTTTTTAGTTATATCAATTAAGTTCCAATCTTGTAGCAATATCGCAATTGTATTTCTTCTTTGTATATCATTCTCTGATAATGTTGCTGTCTTGCCGTCTAATGCAAATAACTCTTTGAAATGTACAATATAATATTTACCTTGTTTATGTAAAATATGACATGACTGATATAGTGTTTTGTCTTTGCGACTTGCAACACCTATTCTAGTTAGTGTCTCTCTAACTTTTAGAAAATCATCAGGTTGTTTTATTGTTACTTCGAGCATGTTATCTGGATTCCATTCTATCTCATCATTCATTTTCTCTTTCTCCCACCCTTGTCAATAGATAATTTAATTAATTCAATCTGCTCTTTAGTTAGTATTGATAAGGCCTCTCTTGCCTTTTCGTTGCTATAATCATAATATTCTTTGACATACTCTATGTCTTTTAAAACATTTTGTTTTAGCCACTTACCACCAAATCGTTTCTTTTTCCTTATACTATTTATGAAAAAATTAAATTGAACATCTTTATCTAAGAAGTGGTAACCATTCATCTCATTTGCCTGTGCAATACAATCATAAAACATAGACAAACATTTGTTGATAACAAAGGGTGGATATTTCTTTGTCCACTCTGTATCATCAGTATCTAATAGTTTTTCTTTAGAGAAATTGATAGCGTTTAAATAATCTTTTAACTCATACATT